AAACAGGGCGGAATGGGAAGCTAAGAAACTATTACGGAAACAGCAGAACAAAACAACTTCAGCCCAAAACGAAAAAGGGGCAAAGCAATCCCAGCGTTAAGGATTACTCTGCCCCAGTTTAATGGGTATTACTTACTCAGCAGGCACCACCGGCACCAAAGCCGCAGCTTCCTTAGCTGCTTGGTAAGCGATCAGATCCGGCAAGCAGGTGGCCACCGCAGCAAAAGCCTCCGCAGCACTCGGAATCAAATTCACGGCCTCCCAAAAAGGCAACCTCACTTCCCGCCGATCCGACAAAAGCCGGTCGCCGGTAGCTTGATCGTATGGGACGTATTCAACATAGATGCTGTCTTGTTCGCCCATGGACCGGGAGCTAATCGCCAAGTCCATGATGTAGATTTCGTTGTAAACTTTCGACGGAACCTCAGGACGTTCAGCCGGAGTATCAAGTGGGATGGTAATTGTGGCCATGTGTTATTAGGTAGTAGGTTGTGATTCAGCCTTGGCCTTTTCAGCTTCGGCTTGATCGATCTGAGTGAGGACGGCGATTGCTCCTTTGAGCTGGGTCTCTTCGCTTTCGAGTTGTTTGAGCCGCTCCCGCAAATCGTGCTGTTCGGCGAGGTTGGCGTTGCGGCTTGTGACGAGGTTGGTTTTGTATGTTGTGGTCATGTGGGAATTGTTATTAGACGGCAGTGATCGTCAGCACTGTTCCGCCGTTCGGCACAGTGACCCGGTAGCGGGTGCCGTCTGGGGATTTTAGGATGAGACCGCTGGCAATGGTTGCGACCTCAACGTCCCCGTTGGTCACTGTGAGTTTGGATGCTGGGGAAATTGCCCCGATGCCGGTGTTGCCACCATTTGCCTGTAGCACTAAATCAATTCCAACATTGCTTGAGTTAGCGGATTGCAAATTATTACCCGTCCCAGGGAAAATAGTGAGTTTGTTCCCGGTGCTTTGATTAATTACAACAGATGGAGTATTGGCGTGATTAATTACAATCGAACCACTTCCTCCTGAGCTATTGACCGTCAAAACCGGCTGCGCTGCATTTTTTAGGAGCAGAATATCTCCAGTTGATCCGACAACATCCAGTTTTGCCGCTGCTAAAGGAGCAAACGCCGAATCATCAGCCAGCCTAATATCAATCCCAGTCCCGTTGCGCTTGATCGCGGGGAATGCGGAGGTGGTGCCGCCTAGTTGGAGTCTGCCGAAATCGGCAAAACTAGTATCAACAAGCCTTAGTATTCCAGATCCTCCTACAAACAAACTAACTTGCCCAGCCCCTGATCCTATTCTGACAGAGTTGGAACCAATTAAGTCACCGCTTACGGTCACTCCACCAGTTGCCCCAATCGACATCCTCACCACCCCACCAGTCACAAAATCAATTGAACGCGCCTGTCCAGTCCCGCCATGCTCCGTTCCGATCCGCAGCGTATTGGTCGTGGTCAGCCAGTCAAATCCACCCCATTCATTGGCGGTTGTTCCCAAAAAGGTGTTGTAGACCCGGTGGACCTGTTTTGCTGTCCCGTTCCGCTGGGCTAGGATTCCGGCTGCTCCGTCACGGACTAAAAAAGTGTCAGCAGCAGAAAGGCCTATGTTCGGAATAAACCCAATTTGAGCAATACATTTAAATCCGGCATCCGTAACCATGGCCATTGGTGAAAAATCCCCACGTTCAATGGTCAAACAATCGCCGCCAAACGGCCCTGCGAGCAACCTAAACCCATTTGCTCCAGAAGCATTGTTGAAAACTCGATTGTTAGCATACGGTATTGTAATGTTTCCAATTTTTGAAACACTGAACTGGCTTCCACCAGCAAGCGTCCCTAGATCAATCAAGTTGGCCGTGGTTCCTGAGTTGGTATTAGTCACCCTACCATAGATCAGCGAGGGGTTGCCTGTTGTGTTCCAAGTAGTTACCAGATCAACCAGACTCGTCGCCTGCGTCCCGGTCAGGCTTTGGCCGGTCAGGGTTTGGGCAAGGAACGTCGGCGCGTCGGTCTGGCCTACGCCGATTGCGCTGCGGATTGCGGCTTTATCGTTCGCACGCAGCATCGTGTCGACATCGGCTTTTACGGTGTAGTCAGGCATAAAATTATGGGATCAGGTAGAGGGATGAACCGTCTGGTTGGTAATAATTGGTGCCGTCGGATTGGATGTAGGTGAACGGTCCGCCCGGAGCCGTCCTAGTCCGCTCCGTAAAGAGAACGAACGAGATTATCGGACCCAAAGCGGGCTTCAATACTGGGTTCAAAATGGACATAAACTAGGTAATCTCAACATTGACCGAAGCTGCGGCAGATGCGTTCTGGAGCGTTACGCGCAGACTAGTTCCCGGCGCACGATACTCACTGAAGAACCCACTGGAGAACGGAGCCGTTAAAGCCCCAAACACGGTAGCACTGGCCGGAAGAGATGATTCCAGAAGCAGTTGCCCCCCTCCCAGATTGCCTGTAGCCCCGAACGAATAGACGGTCCCGGTTACGGTTGTGAACGTATTGCTGGGGGATGCGGCGGTGAGAGTAGCGGAGGCCATAATTTAGGGAGTTAAGGATGTTGGTTGTGTCAAGGTGGATACGATCCGGCGTGGACCGCTTTTACGAAGATTCTCATGCGCCCAGAGAGGCTGGAGATTTGTGTAGTTGAAGCATTTCAATTGTTCGGCTGGATCTACTAAATTAAAAGACGAACAAGGTATAATATGATCAATGTGCCACTTGCCGTGATTATCCCAAGTCATTCCTTCCCGGAACTGGCTTTCCAGATGCGCTTTAAGTTCCGGTATAGAGCAGCCCAAAAGGATCGTAGTCGATGAAGTCTTTCTGGCCATTGCTGCTCGTAAAGCCTCATTCAGCCGGGATCTGACCCTGCCGGAGATCTTCGTAAACCAGCAAGTTCGGCGCTTCTCCCGTAGATAAGCAGCCCGTTCCGCTTTGTTCTTGATCCTCCATTTACGGCAGGATTCTTTGGCTTTGTCTGGATTTGCCGCCCTCCATTCAGCCGCCTTTGCATTTAATACTGAACGGTTCTTAGCCGTCCATTGCTTTACGTAATCTGGATTTCTTGCCTTAAATGCCAGCGTATGCCTTTTTGCCGCATCGGGATTCTTTGCTTTCCATTTCCGGCTTGATTCAACTGCCGACTTCTTGCGCTTTTCGATTTGCTCTGGAGTCGGATCAATACCCATTATTGCAAGTCGATTTGATTCAATCAGACTATAAGCAAGCGGAATTAAGTGCTTGTAGCCTGCCAGTGCATTGCGTCCCGTCCCCAGAACGCCCCAGCAGATAGCCATCCTTCGCGGGAGAACGCTTCCATTACCTCAATCGGCATCGTAGCGGCACTAGGCCAAGCCATCCGGTTACCATTGTCATCCGGGGCGAAATCAATCGCAGCCGCACGGGCGTGAAGGCTTGGAAGAGATCCGCCCCGCATCGGTCGGTTGTTGTAGCATCCGGCGTATTGGCGAAGGATCTCAGGATGGGTCAGGGAGAGCGCATCAATTACGCGCTTAAGTGATTCAGCTACTTTCTTGTGGCAGAGAACGCTATAAACCGTCTTGCCGCCATACTGAACAAGGTCGCCAGTCACATCGATGCGAACGTGTTGACTCTCATCACCAGGAGACCCGTAGAAGGCTTGTAGGCTGGCTTGATCGGACTTAGGCCAAGGGTTTGGGGAAGGCATCAATCCGCGCAAATGCTTCTGGCAGGCCGCAATAGACGCAGGCCCCCAGAATGAATCAGGAGTAGTCCCGATGATCTTCTGAGTGCGGATGATTTCTTGGTCGGTCATGATTTACGGGTCCAAGCCAGCAGCAGGTGGATAATGGTATCGACGACCCATCCGGCCTTTCCGGTCAGATACGAAACAGCAGCAGTCCGAACGAATTGCAGCTTTTCCGGTCCTTTTTCGAAGCGATTGTCCGCAGAGTTGATGGCGGAGACGATCAGATTGATTACGTCTTTATTATTGTCGGCAAGCCAAGTGGCAAGGTATTTGAGCAGGTAAACTTTCATGGTAGGTTGCGGTAAATCAGATTGGCAATGATGCAGACGATGGCGGCAATACCGCAGATAAACGAGATCAGGCATCCGACCGGGGCGTTACGCTCCTCATCGGAATCTAAGGGCTTGAAGGGTCTTGAGGGCTTGTTGTTCATCATCGGCCTTCCTTTCCAATTCATGTTTAGTTCGCGGGATCAATGGAGCGTATTGGAGCGGTTCTGGATTGATCGGATCGGCAAAGGACGTAATGGGAGCGGCCTTGAGCGTTTGCCTTGCCTCCCGGTAATCATGAGCGCAGCTAGTCAGACTCACCGAAAAGAGTAACGCCGCCCTTAGTGACCATTCGCAAGCCAACCTGAAGAATCCCCGCAGCCATAAGCACAAGGTCCGCATGAGCCGCCAGCCATGGGGCGAGGTCTGGGGCGAATGATCCAAGCGCACCGGCCAAGGTAACCAAGAACCCGGCAAAGACGGACTTGGACTTAAAGATAGATTTGGATTTGGTGATTTCATTCATGGATTTAGCTTAGTATCGATTTTGCGGACGAGTTCGTAAATGTTCTCCAGCCTTTGATCGACCGTGGCTCCCCGGATCTCCAATGTCCTAAGCCGCTCCTGATTGTCGTCATTCATCTTTGTTGAGGCATTTACTTGGAATTGTATCGCCCCCACCCAGATGCCAACGCCGACTGCTCCACCAACAACAATCTTCATCAAGCCAGCCAAGCCGTTCAGCGAATCCAATCGCTTTTCTAGTTCCTCCAATTGGTCGGCAGACATTGTATAGCTCATATGTCAAGGATTGGTGACGACGGGAGCTACTTCCTCGACCGGGTTAAGAATCTTCAAGGACTCGACCTCTGCGGCGGATGACGTTGCGGCCCGACTGGTTTCTTCCTTGGCCAAAATGCGAGTAGTGGATTCGGATGTGCGGAACATGGAGGTTGCCGCCTCGCTGATTGCCTTGACGCTATAGTAATTTACGACTTTGGCCGGTATGACTGTCTCGTCTTTACCGGCATCGGCATAGCTCAGATTACCAAGCGGACCGGAATAGCTTGCGGTCTCACTGGTGGATTTGCTGAATACCGACCCGCCCAGACTTACGTAGGCATCCCCGGACTTAATGACCGGCCTGACCGTGCAGGCAGGAAGCGCGAGGCAGAGCAGCAGGATCGGCTTCATGGGTTTGGCTGAGTGTCAAGGTTGGCGAGATCCTCCGGCAAGATTCGGATCGGATCAGTGTAAACGTCAGACGGTTCCTGATAAGCATAGACCGGCTCCGGCTGGACATACTCCACTGGCTCAATGACCGGCGGAACGTAAGGCGTCGGGACCGGGCTTGTGATGTATCCGGGAATCATGCCCCATGCCGTAATTTCGCCGGGATGGCGCACAAGAGCGACGATTCCTTGCTGGCAGTAATGCTGCGGGTTGCGGCGTCTACGGTCGCCTAAGACATGACCCTGCGCGGCGGATGACATGCAGCCCAGTTCGTTCTGATCCTTGTCGAGGTAAGTAATCCGGCTGAATGGCTGGCAGATGGTATGCGTCTCCAGCATCTCTTCGATCTGAACGATCAGATCCGGGGCGGGATGCTTTACGCCGTAATCAACTACAATTACTTTGGTGATCTCAGGCGGAAGCGCATCGATTGCGGCCTGAACGAACTCCGGCGGGCATGGGTCTGGACGGTCGATAATTGCCGTCGTTGATGCGGTTGGTTTTGGTTTGGCTGGCATGGTGTTGATTTATTAGCCGTCACTGATTCCGCTGCCGTATCCGGTCGCGGTTGCGGTCGAGCTTCCGAAGATGGCAAACGCCACCTTGCAGTTCGTCAGCGTGTCCACTTCAGTAATGACAATGGAAGTATTGTTCCGGGGTGGCCAGCCTTTGTCCGTCATTACCACGAGGGAGTCACCAGAAGTCAGGAAGTGATTGCTTGCCCCGCCATCCGCGAGAGTTCCCATCTCAGTAATATTGATCCGAACATGGCCGGTTGCGGTCAGCCCTGCTGTTGGGATGACCTTCAGGATGTAACCATGGATGGAATTAAGCAGCAGCGGATCTTTGTCGTCTCCGACCAATGCAGATCCGTTACGGGTCACATTCGGAAATCCAGCTAAAGTAGTGGAAACCAAAGCCTCGCCGGTTACGACGAACGAATAAAAGGAATCCAAAGGCAGGTAAGTCAGGTCTTGAGCGATCAAGGTATTGATCGTCCCCTGCACTCCAACGTCCTCGCTGTTGAGTGCTGATCCGACTGAGACTGATGCAGTGATTTTATTTACAAACATATCAGGATACGGAAAGGATTAGATCGCAGTAAAAGTTGGCGTTTCCGATGGCGGTAATGTCGGACGTAGCCCAATAAATCTCAAGGATCGGATCTCCATCAGGAGGGTTCGTAAGATCCCAAGTTGAGTCCAGCAGAAATGCCCCGTTTGCAGCAACGTAGCTTGGGAGCGGAACGGAAGCAGGGGTGGAGTAAGTGCGAAGATTGGACTTCACGTAGAGGAATCGGCCCTGATCGGAAAAGGCAATATTCTCTCCGGCTGGATTCGTCAAATTAACCAAGGTGTAGTTCTTTGTGATAAGCCCTGATTGATAAACCATGCTGAAATACTTATAGCTCCCACTTGTGACGAGATCAGCAAAGACGATGCGCTTTACGAACGTGTTGTCGTTGGTTGGCGCGATCCGGGTCAGATGGTTCGGCGAAAATGTCATCCGCCCGCCACCGATTGGACTTACTCCGTTGTAGTTTACGGAGATTGAAAGGTTTGATTCAATTACGGTTTCTGTGTCCATACGAATTAAGTGGATGAGCCAATAAGGGCGACGGTGACAACTGCGTTAACGTCTTTGTCGGTGAGGGGGGCTGGGCCGGTGGAGTTGAATTGCACATTGATCATCCCGGCGGCATCGGGAGTCCATCCGGCTGGGACGGCAAAAGTCAGCAGTGATGGGGTGGAAACTTCGTAGATCAGGCTTGATCCGGCTCCGGGTAGAAGAGCAGAGGCAAGAGTGATCTTGACGGTTCCTTCCAGTGTTCTGGCTACTGCTGGCTGGGTTACGTCCTCGCCGCCTGTCAAAGTTGCTGCTGCCCACTCAGTATGCGTAATGTCCAATGCGGTAGTGGCAATCAGGTTTCCGTCTGCCCCGGTTCTGGCTGCGGTGACTATGATTGTGTCGCCTGAAATTACAGAAGTGCCGATTAGTGGATGGCGAAGAGTGCCTGTAAAATAATGAGTTCCAGCAGTTCCGCTGGCATCAATGGCTTTGTCTAGATTGGTCTGAGCAGCGGCTTTGTTTGCGCCTAAAAATACATCGTAAGCAGTATTTGGAACAGTCTTAAACCTATAAGTAATTGCGCCAATGGTTACAGTATCGTCATCAACTGGATGCACCTTAAAATTAAGCACTCCACTTGCCGCAGTTCCTTGAAAGGCATTGATCGGCTTTACTTCAATCATGATTGCCTTGAGCGTATCCATGGACAGCGCTTGGCCGTTCCAGTCCTTTTCGGGGGGATTTCCGGGTTCTCCGTAATCAGCAAGGCCGGGAAAGGCTCCGATCTTAAAGGCGTCATCAGATCCGCTTCCGGTATCGTAATTTACAAACTCCGGGTAAAACGTCCGCACGAAGAATGCCTCGTCTCCTTCTGCGCTTGTCTCGACGGAAAGGTTTCCGGCCAGACCGAATGTGGCGGAACTGGATACGTCTGGGGTCGGCGAGATCGTAATTGCCGCAGTGGATGAAAATTTAGATGTCATGATTTAGCTGTTGCCAAAGGGTTGTTCATATTTCCATTCGGATGTCACGAACCAGATTCCGGGAATGGGTTGTTCGGATTGCCAAGACATGCAGATCCATCCAAAAGGGTAGCAGTATGTCTTTGATCCATTGAAGATTGTGTATGTTCTTGATGGATTTTGCGGCAACTCCGTAGGCTCATTGTCGCTGGCAAGAGATGGCGGATTTGGTTTTGCTGTAACGATTTCCTTTACGGATGCCCCTGCCTGAAGCTCTAAAAGTCTGGCTTTGACTGCGCTTGTGCCCGTATTTGGAATCCCGGTAATGGAATTATAGACGGTTTCTCTCACGCTCCTGTTTTCAGTAATCTGCTTGGTTCTACCCGGCAGTGTAGTTAAAAGACCGCGCCAAGTTACGGTGTATTCGCAACAATTACCCGGAAGATCAGCGGTATCGGTTGCACCCATCAAAATCATCGTGCCTCCGGTTACTGGGCATTTGGCTTCCTCTCCGGGTGCGCCCGGTGCATATTTTTTTGTTACCTCATTTGCGGTAATTTGCTCAACGTAACGAGCCGTCACGGTATCAAAGCCGGACGCATCCAGTGTAGACACAATGCCGGGAGAAATCAGGGTTTTCCCAGATGGCTTTTTGAGGACAATGATGTTCGTTGCCATTACGCTGTCGCTGTGCTGGTTCTTGTGCTGCTTGGTTTGCCTCGCTCCGTTGCGTTTGGATTGCCTTCGCGGATTGCCCTCTCTACTCTAGCAAGCCCTTGGACGATGGAATCAACAGGGGTTTCTGGTCTGTCGTTTGTCCCGGATTTTTTGTCCTCGTCTTTGTTGCCTGCGCCCTTAATAGTCTTGCGCTCCTTGCCGGTAACTGGCTGGAATGCCTCCAGATCCTCAAGAGCGCTGAAGGTAGTTCTGCGGTCCCGGCTGGCATCGTCCCGGCCAAAGCCTGCTCCACGAATGCGCCTAGAGCGAGACGGATCATTAGCTTCTTCCAGTTTAATGCCGCGTTCTGCCATGCTTGCCGCTTCGGCTGGGCCAAAGCCCTTCTTCTGAAGCTCTTCAATTGCTTTAGTTTTCTTTAGCTCTCGTTCGGCTTTTGCTCGTTTCCGAGGCGACATATTAAGAAGCTCTTCTTCGCCAGTTAAACGGTCCCTTATGGATTGCCGGTCTTTCTCTTCGTCGGCGGCTTTCTTCTGCGCTTTTTCCTCTTTCTTCTTAGCGGCGGCTTGACGCTTTTGTTCGGCATCCCATTCATTGCTGAAGCGTTCGTATTCAGCGGCAGCTAAACGCTTTGTCTCGTCGGTCAGGTCGGCTAAGTCATTCTTCCGTTGCTCGTCAATTTCGGCCTGCTTTAGCTCAACCTCAACTCCCTGCTGCTTTACCTCGTTGTAATCCTCTTGAACTTTAGCCATCCGCGCAGTGTAATCCGCCGTCCGCTTGGTGATTCCAATCATCTTTTCCTTCATCTGCTCCTGAATCCGCTCGTCCTGCTGGTTTTTTGCGGCACTGGTAAGACCATCCAAGGTCGCTTTAGCTTCGTCGTATTCCCGCTTGGCGTTTGCCTCTTCCTGAGCAGCAACTTGCAGGATTTTATGGATGCGTTGGGCGTTCCGCTCGTATGCTGCACGAACAGCTTGCTTCTCCTGTTCTGCGAGTGCGTTGACTCGCTCCTCGTCGTCCTTGATTCCCTTTAGCTTGGTCCGTTGAAGTTTTTCCGCAACAATGGCCGGTCCTTCGCCAAGCTGGTAATTCCGATTTTCTTGACCGATCTCTTGATCAATAATCCCGCCAAAGTTCTCTTGGTTTTGACGACCGGCAGCAGCAATGGCGGTTGATTTTTCATCCGCGAGTTTTTGCTCACGGTCAAATTTCCTCTTATCTGCTTCGGCCCTGCCCTTGGCGTAGTTTTTTGCGCTGATATCCTCGTTGCCTGCGTCGGTTTCAGAATAGGCATATTGCGCTACCTTTACCAATCCATACCCGGCAGCAGCAGCAGCGGCGGCAACCCCAAGCACCTTGAGCATCGGAGACTTGGCAACCAGTTCAATGATCTGTGGAATGTTGTTGGCAATAGCGGCAGGACCACCTTGAATCAAATCCTGAATGGCATTGTAGCCGACTGCCAGCCCATAGGAATTGCCTCGACCGGTTTTGCCTCCTCCCATACCGCCCGGCCCAAGTGCATCCATCCGAGCCTGATTGACCTTGGCCTGCCGCTCCAAAACGCGGTGATGCGCTCTCTGATGCGCCTCAGTCAGCTCAAACGCTTTCTTGGCCTGATTAGCCCCGCCATCAAAACTGATAACCTTGATTTCTCTCAGGGTTTTTCCGAGCTTACTTCCCTCCGCGCCGATCTGGGCTAGTCCAGATTTGAACTGAGCTTGCCCCGCCAGTTTAAGTTCTGCGGTTATGGAAGACTTGCGGTTTGCCATCGGTTTTAAGTAGGGTCAGTCAAGGAGGCAAACGCCCGAGATTGGCGCTTCCGTTGCAGTCTTGATCATGTCCTGCATCCACGTTGCGGATAGCTTACGTCGAGCCGAGATCACAGCGGGCCATTGCACATCATGACCGAGTTGAGCCAAAGCCAGATGGAAATTGGCATAAGCCCGAGCAAGGGGCATCTCTTCGCGGATCTCCTTCTCCGTTCCTCCGCTAATCGGACGGATTGCAGCTACTAATCTGATTTCCCAGGCTGGATCGGCATTCCGTTTCCCAGTGCCGCTTCTGACTCCGGGTTATCGACGGCAGGACGGGTCGCGTGATGCAGATCCCAGAGTTGATCGACCACAATGCAGGCATCAAATATATCCGAGCAGGACAGAGTCTTGTCTGCCCATTCGTCAATAGCCGCCAACCAATCAGACGGACGGGAACGCAATGGTTGCAGTAGATGCTTTCCAACCTTCTGCGACTCAGACCAAGTAGAAGCGGGCTGGCTGGCGAGATAAAGCAAGATCACTGCATCCCGTTCGTGCCGGTCTCCAGCGTTGTCGGCGATACCATCCAAGCGTTGCAGCATGAAGAACAGGCTTTTGATGCTGATCGTCAGCTTCAATGCCATCCCCTTGAAATACATCGGGCTATCTGCGGCCTGCAAAGCCACTGCCGCACGGGTATCTGCGGAGGCTTGGAGGGCTTCTTCGTTGCTGAAGTCGAGAGTCGGGAGTGTTGGTAAGTCGGTCATTGGCGTAGGTGTTTGTGAACGTGTTCTTTGAAGGTGGAGTTTCCTTCCATAATAGACTGCGAGACAAGCGCCACTTTGCCACCACTGCGGCTATTCAGGTGCATTGTGGGGTCTTTCTGGGCGGCGACGATTCCGAGCGCCCTGGCCTGCTGGATTGCAGCGAGACCGTAAAGGAAGGGATGGTCTCCGGGTCCATAGTCTCCGATTTTGGCAGTAGCTGATACGGACGGATTGCGTTCAACTGCGGCGGCTGCGGCGGCAAGAGTTGCGGCTGGAACAATCATGCTAAATGCGCCACGGGAAGTTATGAAGCATCCTTGGTTGGCAATGGCAGTAATTCCGTGCCCGCAGGTAATTGCAGCGGCGGCATGGTCTAATGTCATTTGCTCAACCGCTCCGATCAGATGGTGAGAGATGTCGGCGTTTTGGCTGCGACCGGATGGAGGCATAGCGCGGGCAAACTTGGTGCCGGTGACGATGACGATATGCGGCATTCCATGGATTCCCTTTTTCCAATCCGTCAGCACTTGCCTGGTTTTGAGCGCAAGCATTCCGGCGATCAGGGGATGCGCTGGCGAGGCTTTGATCAGATGCCCTCCTGTCCATGCCGGAACAAGCTGTTTGCCGTCATGCAGGCCATCCTGAGACGCAGGAGCAATCATCCAAGTCACAACCTTATGCGCGGCCATGGTTGGCGCATCGGGGTGGAGGTGGACGTTTGGCTTTACCGCAAATCCAAGCGCAGCAAGTGCAGCAGGTAAAAGCGGGTCGTTATCAATCGGAATCCAAGTTTCGGCGATCATCTAAATGCTGATGCGTCAAGAAACGAATAGGGGCAGGCCACGTATGACCTGCCCCCGACTATGAACACCAAACCAACTGAAACAAATCTTATGGGTTGGCTGCGACCAAAGTGCCGGTAGCACTGGTGGCAAATCCAACGATGCGGACAGGGAAGTTAATCTCGTCCAAGTCACCGCGAGGCTGGGTATGGGTGACATTCCCGACCATCCACCAACCTTCAGTAGTATCAAAGCCGTGATTGGTCCCGGAGCGGAACTGAACAATAGTGGCGCGGGAAATTGCGGTGCCTGGGTGGGCATTGGTGCTGCCACTCGACCGGGCCATTACTTTTGCGCCGAAAGTCAGGGTGTATTTTGGACTGCGGGCAATATGGACGGTTGGAACTGCGGCGAAGTTCTGATGCTCGACCTCATCGCGTTCGGCAGAAGCAGAACAGGAATCAATAAGCATCCCGGTGAGGTCAGCAGAAAGACCGATTTGGGCGTCAACGGTATTAACCGAGTGGACGTAGTATGGAGAGATAGCGGCCATGTTCCCATGGCGGACCTGTCAAGGCCCGTAAGCCCACATTGATTTCTTCATATCGTAAAGGGCAACAAGCGCCTGAACCCCATTATCAACAACCCCGTCATTATAGACATCAAGGAAAGCCGCGAGATCCGCTTCTGAGCCAAAGTATTCACCCTTAATATGCTCAGTCCCTCCTTCGGGCAACCATACCGCAATCCAACGACAAGCCGGGTTTGGAAATACCTGCGTATCAATTGGATTCTGCGCGTTACTGAGCAAAGTCGGAAGCTGATTACCCTCCGCCGTATCTTCCAGCATGTGGGTTCCGGTTGTCACATCAAACACCTCTACAATGGTGCTGCCAGCTTCGTTTCCTTGTGTATCCACTGAGGCAATGAATGCGGCATAATTCGCTGGCTTGGTATTAGCCTCTGGCCAAGACTGGCAGTATTCCCTGGTCTCCAGTCCCATCAGATTTGCTGGATCGTAGTAGCCGGTGAGATCGATTGTCCCCCGTCTGCGCCAAAAAATGGTCGCGCCAAACACGCTATCTACCGGCTGGAATCCTTCGGTTGAGGATGTAAGCACCGTATCAGGATCAGGGTAAGTAAGCCGACTAAGCGGATCTCCAGTAGTTCCAAGTCCGTTCGGGTTGTCGTAATTATGCTGGAAAACTGCATTATGAACCTCAATCTCAAACTGGATCGTAGCCAACGCAGCAGCAGACCGGCGACGACGAGGACGACGATAGACGTAGATCCGATTCGGCCCGTCCCAGCCAAATGCATTGGGGATCAGATTGTTGATGCTTGCGGCAGTTACGGTTCGCCCTGGGTGGCAATTGGCGAGACCCTCAAAGGCCAAGCAGTCCGCATCGAATGAGAAAGTCAGTTTCGGATCTTGCAGGCAGTGATAAACCTTCTCTCCGCTGATACTGAACCGGGTGATCTCGTTGCCGTATTCCGCTGAGTCCTCGACGCTATGAACCAGCAGGAAGTCCTCATCTCCCTTTAGGCCGACATCGGACATACGAACGCCTTCACCGGATGCGTGGACTAGAAATGGAGAAATTGCAGGCATATCAGATTACTTTGTCGGCGTGACAGCAGAAAGCGGTGAATTTCACTTCACAGACAGGGTCGCCCTCAAGTTCAGTATCAGCTTCAACCGATACGTCCGAGATCTCCCAGACTTGGATTGATGCGGTGGTGAGGCGTTGTTCAGGCGTGGAGAATCCGGCTGCTTCATTGTTTGGGTTGAGCCGGAGCGGCATGGTCAGGACTGCTTCCATATCGTCCGAGAAAGAGCGGATGGATGCTTCGATCTGGTCTGCTGTATTGCCAAGTGTTCCGTTCCGATCCAGCACCAATCGAGCCGATACGGGTATCTCCCATAAGCCAGAACCTTGCAAGTGTCTCTCCTTGCAGGGACCGTCTTGGCAAAGCGCCAGAAGCGGCAATGCGGCGGTTACAGGGGCATCGCTACGGAATACTTGGATCGCACTGCTTGTGGGGAATGTGGCCGGAATGTTGTATGTCGAATTTCCGGTGACCAAAAGGGTCTCCATAGCTGAGAGTAATTGATCAACGGGGGAAATCATACTATTTGGCGTTCAGTCCAGCGTTCTTCATTCCGTTGACGATGTCGTTGGTGAGGTATGAAGCGAGATAACCTTGCAGCTTGGTTGCTCCTATTTCAAACGCATTAGGCGCGATCTGTTCAATGATTTTGGCAAAGTTGGTTACCTCAATCGACATCTGATCCGGGGTCATTGTCCATTGCGGTTCTGTGCCGGGTTCGTTTTTGTAGCGAGGAGGACGGTCCCCGGCTTTTTGTCGCAGGACGCGGATGGCTGGCATATAGCCTGCCCGGTGAATGCCGCCCGAGAAGACACGGCGGGAGACGAAGGTTCTCGCCAGTTTCAACAGTTCGGCATAAGGCAAAGACTTGGCGACTCCTTGGTAATTTATGTGCCGGATATAAACCAAGGCTTGGGTTTCTGCCATCTCATGCGCCTTCTTGGATCTTGCCTTGCGCGTCCGTGGTGGTCGAGTGCCATTTTTAGTGAACGGGCTAGTCCAGTGACCCCGGATTGCATTTTTATCGGCTCGTTTAGTTGCCACTAAGGCGTTCAGCACCCAGTTCCCCATCAGTCGCTCCATTGTCCGTCGAGGATCTTTCCCAAGCCCCATTTCCCGAGACACGTAACGAGCGACGGTCTCAGAGAACATTTCATTGACGACCATGAGATTTTCCATTTTCTTTTATCTGGCAGGACACACTTTAGGACACACTTTACGAACGGCTTCCTTTGATCTCAATCCAGTTGGCAAGATGGCTCATATTCTTGACTGACTCGACCTGATAGGAGATTGCGGCGTTTCTGGTCGTAGACGTTCCGGCATAAAATCGACTAGAGATAGCTGGGGCGACTCCACCCGGCATGTCCGTCAGCTTTACGTGGATCGTCACTTCTTCCTGAGGTCGATGCAGGAATCCGCCCATTGGCATCTGGGTATCATCCTTAGTCGCAGTGCTGCCGAGACAGCTTACCGCGACCTCAACCGATCCAGATGGGAACCAAGCCGTAAACGTCCCTGCCGCGATGGCCAAGGCTCCAACAAACCGACTTGCGATTGCTCTTTTGAGTAGGTCCATGGTAACAAGAAAGCCCCGGCCCGGTAAGTCCGAGCCGGGGCGGCGATTGGTGCGGGGGAAGGGAGTTACACCCTTTACTAAAGGTTACTCCCCTCCCGCAGAGGGTTAGCCGATGATGACTGCGAGATGCTCTGGCTTGATCACCGTCATCCCGTAGGCGATGGCGACTTCGTATTTGACCATACGCTGACCGGGCCACATGCAAAGCTCAAAGCTGATGCCGGTGTTCGGGTCAGTGATCACCATGCGGTCTGCGGCTTGGTCGTTTGCTTGGAACTTAGGCAGACGAGTGGCAAGGGTGATCGCGTTGCGGCTCAGGGCGAGGTTGCGGGTGGATGTCCCGAAGATCGTCATCGCCTTGGTCGCAGCACTCATGGCAACCTTCAGGCCGGGTTCGGCAATGGTGATGGTTCCAGGGGCAGCAACGCCAGAGGTTACAACGTATTTGTTGGCGTCTCCGGCAAAGGTTACGATGTCTCCGGCAAGGACGGTGCCGGTGCCAGTGATCAGCGGGATGGAAGTGGTTCCAACCGCAAAGCCAGCGGCAGTAGTAGTGTAGCTTGCGCCAGTTCCGGCAGTGACAGCCTGAACACCAGCAGACTCGCGGACATCGAATCCGTAGAGGTTACCAAGCACCCCGTTACGGAGGAGGTTGGAATCACCGGCTTCATTTACCTTGAACAGGTTGGCGATACCGCGAAGGGCAACACCGGCAGTGGTATCAAGGATCACGGAACGGTCGGAACTAGGAGCGCCGTTATCGTCGAGGATCTTCTTGGCACCAGCAAAGTCAGCCAAAATAGGGGCTTGACCAGCAGCAGTCCCAATGGCGCGGGATGCACCGTTTTTAGCGGCAGTGCAAAGGGCCAATTCCATGGCGTTGATGTGCTTGCGGAACTCTTGAGCGAGTTGATCGCGCATCAGGTTTTCCATCCGAACGCCGGAGTTGATGCCGAACTCTTCTTCACCAGTCCAGTTAAAGCCGGAGACTTTGAAGTTATCAACCACAAGCGGCTTGGTGCCGTAGGTGATGTCTGACGCAGCCGTTACGGTCATCGCCGGAGTGATGTTTCCGATCGCGTTGCCGGAAGGAACAACAGGCGAATAAATCGTCTGGCCTTGGGCAATGGTATCAGCGGCAGCATCCACGTTGACGGCGGAAATCAATCCGGTCAGTTCGCGGGAGACGACATCCAGAGCGCGATAAGCGATCGGGATCAGATTGGTAAGCGAGTTAGCCATGGTTTATTTTTGTGAGAGGGGTTATTCGGTCAGTTTTCCGCCGGATTTGGAGAAGTCGGACTGTTGTTGGGCAGTCAGTTTGGCGAAATCAGAACGAGAAAGGATTTTTTCGTCGGCAGCAGAGGCATCGACGGCGGGGGCTTCATCAGCTTTGAATCCGCTGGCAGCAACAATCTCGACCGACTGACGAACCACCGCGGCTTGAAGGGCTGCGGCTGGATCGGAGGTAGTCGAATTAGGAACGAGAGCTTCGATTGCGGCGAGGGTTGCGTTGGCGACTTCCAGTTCCCCGGCCAAGGCGGTAACTTGATTACTCAGTTCCAATGCATTAAGAGTGGCGGCATCAAATCCGGCCTGAAGCGAATCAAACTTGGACTGGAGATCCGCGAGTTCCATGGAAGCATCGACCGGAACGGCTTCAGCGGGTGCAGTTAGCCCAAGATGGGCGGCGATCCGGGCAACAAGGCCAGCGGATGGAGCAGGAATGGGAGTTTCTTGGGCGGTTGCCATGCCATTTGCCTTACTGTCAAGCACCAAGAACGGCCAAAAGATCATCCAGGCTGTGGAACAAACTAGCATCGTCCACCATTCCGCGAGGTGCTGATCTGGCGTCCCACCATGCACCCGTTGATGCTTCCTCCAGATTGAGCCTCCTTCTTGATCCCTTGAGTTGAGCTTGGAACAGGGAATCCGCCTCATCAACGTGCCTTTGCATCTCATCTGCTTGGGCTTCAGTCAGCGTTCCGTCTGCTCCGGCGGCCTTTAGCGGGGCATCACGGGCTACAAATACCCTGTAGCTCAACCCGGACATCTCAGCCGCCTTCGACCAGTCCATAAATACCGAGTAAGTCCCGATGCTTCCAACGATTGCGGAAGGGGCGGCGAAGATCTCTTGGCAGGCCGACGCTATATAATAGGCAGCACTGGCGCACATGATGGATGCGTAAGCAGTGGTATGGATGCCTTGCGTCTGGAGGGACTTGATTCGGGAAGCGGTCTCCTGCAACCCGAGGACGGAACCGCCGGGACTGTTGAAGTCCAGAATCAGAGAAGTGAATCCTCCTTCGGCAACCATATCCAGAGCGGCATCAAGCAGGATAAGGGGAGTCGCATACCCGCAGACCCAATACATAAATGGACAGTCCTTGAGGATCATTCCCCGGATTTGCAGAACGGCAGTGCTGGAGCCGACCCGCTGAATCATAAGCCGAGCGGAATTATGCCGTTCCGCCAGCGTCCAGTCCTCTGCCATATCGCATTCGTCGTCATCGCTGCGATACATTGGCTTCTTGGGCGGGCGGGCAGCAGATAACGCAGCCAGTGACTGGGTAAGCATATCCGGCATAATTGCCCATGGTGCCCTTGCGTGAATTGCGGAGGAAAGAATCATATTTTACAGAATGTTTTCAGGGAAGGACACACTTTAGGACACACTTTGTGATTTGTCTGAATCGAGCGGCGGGATCTTATCTTCCTTGCCAAAGAATGACCCTGCGCGAAGTCCAAGACGGGTTTCAATCTCTTGACCATAAGCCAGTTCAAGGCCCCGTTGTTCAAATTGCTTGCGCCAGTCATCGCCATCCTCGCCATACCAGTCTTGATAAGTAGTGCCGCCTTCACGCAACTCCTTCATGCCGGAACTAGAATCCCGACCGGCATCAATCGTCAGAGCGCTTGGAGCAATCCATGAGCATTTCCACCAGTTTGGATCTTTGCAGTAAGGGATTGCACCGGATTTCTGGGCAAGGGCAATGGCATAGGTCCAATAAGGCTGGCAAAACTGCTCAATCAGATTAGACCGCATCTCTTTCAGGGTCTTCTCTGCCATCCGCATGATGAACCGAACGGCTGGACCGGAAATCCCGCTGATCGACCACATCGACTCCACCGGCATGGAGAACCCGGCGGCAATATCGTGAACAAGATAGGACTTGAAGTCCATCTGATTCTGATGCGGGCGGGAATCATTGACCGTCTTGAGATCCTGCCCTTGGTTGAGCGTCAGCATTGCGCCTCCTCCTTCCGTGAGTGCCTCAAACTTGATCGGCTTGGGATCGGCTACGGTGGCAGTGTTGATGGCGCGGTAGTCTGGCTTGGTGTTGTATTTACCGGCAGCAGGAGCGGCATCGATGTTGTTCAGGATCTGATTGGTGACGTAAAAGCCAACAATGTTCCCGGCCTTGATGCCTCGCTTCGTATCGTTATCGATCTCCCGCAGATCCAGCATGTTGTTGATGGCGTGGATAAAGCCGGTCAGGCCGCGAGGGGACTGGGGGGATTCAAACCGACCGCAATGCAGCATTTTGTCCGCAGAGATAACCTGACCGGCGCGATTATAATTGCCCGGTTCCAAGACGCAATAAGCCTTCTTCTTCCCGTATCGATCCGTTTGGACTCCATCAAACCATCCGTCCTGCGTGGTTTGTTTTACTCCGTTGCCGATTTGTGGAGCTTCGTAAAAGACAGTGCGGGCGTTACCGGTGGTTGTAGTAGTGAGACCGATAAAGCAATCCCCATCGACCAGTCCGCGTTTAAGGACGGTCTTTTGGCGGGTGGAGAAGTTCTCCATTCCGCCTTGATCGTGGACGAGTCGGCTACCCTGGGTGCGGTTAAAGAACTCCAGAGCAATCTTGTTCCATTCCGTATCCGCTGTAGCTGGTTGCGGGATCAGCGGTCCCGCCATACGTGGAAGGGTATTGGCAAAGTGCCGAGCGAGACCGACGTTTGCTTCCAGCCATCTTGCCTTCCGCGCCACTTCGGTGCGGACGTATTGGGAGATGTTGGTCTTACTATCTATGTTAGGAAAATAACAGTAGCCTCTGCCGGTCGATTGGTCCGCAGCAGTGAAACCAGAGCCGGAACTGCCTCCGCTTCCGTAGCCAAAGGAAACCGGAGCCTCAATGCCGCCAGATTGCGAAGGGAGTGATTTAGGTCGTTTGCGCTTGGACATACTTATTCAATCTGACGATAAGAGAAATCAAAGCCAACGCCGAGCGGGGTCTTGGCATCCAGAGCGATTGCTGCCGCCTCTTCGCCGGTCGTTGGATCTGCTTCCAGCTTCATTTGGCGGGCGGCTTCTAGGGTCTGGAGGATCGTATCTGCCCGGTCTCCGTTTTGGCCGGTAGACATCCCAAGGACGGAAATATTGGCGTATTGGCTGGTCAGGAATGCCTCCGCAAGCTGGGCAATGGCGGTATCAAGCTCCGCCAGTGTATGGCGACGCGAAAATGACGCGACAATGGCAGGAACGATACTTTCTCTCATCGTCTATGGGGCGAGTCAATCCTCTGCGGGCGGCTCATCTGGCGTATCGTCCGGGGCATGTAATACCCACAAAAGTAAAGCCATTTTCACACAGTCTCCGTAATCGTTTGGCTCATGATGCTTTGCCTTTTGCCAGATCCATGTGCCTAGTTGCCTTCCTTTGATCGTCTCTTCAACCTGAGTCGCATTAGATAACTCAGACTTAAAATCATCACAAACGTCCACAGGTAAATGAATCCGAGGATAGCGCCGTTTAGGCTTCTTCGGATCAAACTCAATGATTCTCCGGCGGTATAGGTCATCTTCCCACGCCTGAGAGTCAAAGTTTACGATGCTGACTGCCGCGTTCGGAATGCTCTTGTCCTCTGTGACCCAGATCGATGCCCTCGACTGCACCCGCTGCACCCCACGAGCTGGCGCAAAGTAAGGGATCAGGCCGCGAATCTCCCAGCAGTATTCAATGACCTTAGACCGGCGGAAACCAGAGTCGAATAGTCCGCAATAGATCCGATAGTCATCGCCTGATTTTGACTTAACAATGAAGTTTTGGAGCAGGAAGGTAATGTCGTCTTCGTTTGCCAGCACTCCGTAATCCAGAATGTGCGGTTCCCCATTGGCCATGAATGCGCTGATTACGTATTTCAGGTAACCGTCCTGCTTGTCGATGGTGATGCCGATGAAGAGCGGGTCGAACGTGAGCGGGACTTGTGCGCCTTGCCAGCGTCGGCCTGCGTCGTAGCACTGGAGTCTGGGATAATCGGATATGAGACGGTCGATGGCGGTAAGCTCGACGCGGCCTGCTGATTTGCGTTCGGGGCGGGGTAGGCCAAGGTGATCGTTGTAGAACGCTCCCAGTTTCTCGTCGTCCCCCTGCGCTTCAATCCATTTAAGCATTAAGTTGCCCCATTTGACCGAAGAGAACAGGAAGCAATAAAGGTCTGAGATATGGACGGATCGGCGGTATGGATAAGCGGTCTTGTATGGTCCTTTCCTTTGCTCTGTTGGTGTCGGAACCCATTCCCCTTGCCGCACTATCTTGTGCTTGTCCCTGTCCACGATGTGTCCCTTGCAGGACTTGCATTCGTAGTAAGTGGATTCCAGCACTTTGAGTGAATCATACTCGACCGGCAGCTTACCCGGTTCCGATATAATCGCAGACGGACTGAGCTTCATCTGATCCCAAACAAGTTCCTGCTTAAAGCCACAATGCGGGCATGGAACATGATACTTTTCCTGCGTTTAGAATATTTCAAACCCGAATGACATTCTGCAACGAGGATTTATGCCCACTACAATTATTCCGCGTTGACCCGGACCGCAAATAATCCATGAACAACACCAAAACCGCCCAAGTCTACGGGGTATCAGTCCCCACTATCTGCCGTTGGAATCGAGTCGGAGTCGAGTCAGGCCAAGCGCCACCATACGGAGATCCAGAACACATGATCGCGTGGTATGAGGAAATGCTGGCTCTAGGGCATTTCGAGAAGGGCGTTCCAGCTACACTTCATGCCGCAGCCAATCGCGTCCGGGCTGCAATGCCGCGTGACGAGGATGAGCCTGATCGATCAACAGATGATTTGCAGGTAATGCTGGCCCGGATTCAGTCTGGCGAGTCTACCTTCGACTATGCCGATGGGGTGAAGATTGCGGAACGGAACATTCAGGTGCTGGATTTCCTGCTGCTCGACGCAATCAAGAAGAACAACATCACGAACATCGGACTAATTCGCAAGCAACTCAGTGAAGCCGGTGACAGTTACCGGGCGTTGATGCGCGACCGGGGCAGAATCCAAGCAGATGCCGGTGAGACGTTGCCAAAAAACGAGGTTCGGGCCGCGATGATTGAGATCCATGGCAACATTG